ATACCCCCATGAATTACTTGCAATACTGAACCAGTTGGCAACGCTGCATAACCCAAGCCAGTAGCATTGGTTAGATTAATAGCCGAAGGCGTACCGAGGTTTGGCGCAGTCAGCGTTAACGGAGCGTCTAAGCCTTTTTGACTTACTGTGGAGATAGCCATTATTTAGCTTCCAGTGCTTTTAACTCGTCCAGCGTAGTCGCTTGGTCGGCTAGGGTTGTGATGTCACGAAGGCGTTGTTTCTCAGCAACTATTGCTGTGGTGTCTGCACCTGATTCCAATGCTCTTTGGAAAGCTACATCTTGGGCAGCAAGCAAAGCCTCACGCTCTTTACGAAGGCGCTTTTTAGTGATTTCAACAGCTTTATCAAAATTAACAACAATCATTCTTGGTACTCCCAAGCATCTCTAAATGTTCTGTCAGACGGAATATCTTCAGTAGCTACAATTTTAAATGGTTTGCCGGCAGGGACATCTTTCTCAGCTAACTCTTCAATAGTATGTGTTTCAAGATATTCAGGAGTTGGTATCAAAATAGATACGCCGCCATTGTCATTAGGATAAATTATTCTTTGTGTCATATTTAACCTTATCTAAACACCGCTGCATTGCCATCATTAGTATCGCCAAAACCCGAAGCAGTATTAAAATAGTCAATTTGAAACCCAGTTGTAGCTCTTGTGCCTTCTCTAATAACGCCAAACAAAGCCTGTACCCCAACAACATGGGAACCAATGCCTTCAACCGTATAGTTAGCATTTGGCATAGCAGTAGTAAAATTAACGTAATAGTTTCCTACCCCATTATCAGTAATAGAACTTACATTACCACTAGCACGAATAGATACAGTACCGGTACCGTTCCAGTTAACCCATGCACGACAGCCGTATGCTGTAGCTACTGAGCCGTAGCCTGAATTGAACTGAAGATTAGACGATGCGTCAATAAGCATGGTGTTTGTGCCACCATAACCACCCCTCCAAAAATAAACTGCTCCAGTACCTTTAGTAGATAGCGACAAATTAATGTTTGTATTACCACCAACAGCTTCTACCCGGGCTGTGCCACCACCGCCTATTGCAGCAATGTAGTCTGTTTGCCCTGTACCCAAAGAGGCTTGCCCAGTAACGGTTAAATTACCAGTATTAGTTAAATTACCAGAAGCATCCCAGCTTGCCAAAGAACTACGAGCACTTGTACCACCGTTATATAAAGTAATACCATCTGCAGGGCCTGTAGTGATACGGGCGTTACCTGTAACATAGTCAACGATTGTGCCGTCAACATAAGTATTACCAAAGTCACCAACGGCTAAGTAGCCACCAGATGCAGTGATGTCACCGATAACGGATGGGTCTTGGCTAATAGCAGCATAAGTCGTAATTAAACTTGTGTACTCAACCCAAATGTTGTTTGTGCCAGATAACGGAGCGCTAGAGAATGTAATTGCATTGCCAGATACTGTATAGCTTGAACTTGGGTTCTGAATGACGTTATCAATAGCAACAATCATCTGTGCCACAGAAGCTACAGGACGGGATAAAGTAAAAGTTACAGTAACGCCATTACCATTGAAATAATCAATAGCTGGGGTAAACCCTTGGGTCTGAACTGTATTACCGATGTATGCCATGTTAGGTCGCAGTCAAAGCAGAGATAAACGCATCACAAGAAGTAGCTGTGCCAGACACAACAGTTAACGAATCACTAGCCTTTAGCACGACACGGTTGCCTTGAATCACCTCAAGAGAACCGCCAACAGGCACAGTAGCTTGGTACACCAAATAGTAGTTCACAGAGCTACGAGTAATATAAGCGCTAACTGTAATTGGGGATACACCTGTGTTTGATAGGATAAGGCTAGATACCGCAACAGTACCAGAAGCAATGCTTGAAATAGCGGTTGAGCCAGACGTACTGACGTTCTTTACCGCATACGAGTTATTTGAATAAGTTGCCATATTAGCCCATCATAAAGGATAAGAAGTACGCATCGTCTGCGGTTGCGCCCGTGTTTGCTGACCAGACTGGAGCCGTACCGTTTGAAGTAAGGACATACCCGTTGGTACCTATCCCAAGTTTAGATAAAACGGTTCCGCTTGCATAATAAGGCAAGTCTCCAGCAGTATAAGAAGTAAGGCCAGTACCGCCATAAACCGTGGTAATAGCCGTTCCATTCCAAGTTCCTGAAGCAACAGTCCCAAGAGGGCTAACATTATTAGAGGCATCTAAATTTACCGATTGTTCAGCAGGGTAAGTAATAAAGACGTTCTGTGTACCAGAACTAAAGTTAACTGTAGCGCCAGCATTGCTAGAAGAATAAACAGTGTTACGGACAAGCTGATTAGGAGAAGTAAAAGTCCCAAGACCTACTTCCCAGTTTGCACCGCCTAAGTCTGCAATCGTATAGTAAGTAGTACTACCGCTAGTTAAAGCAGTATTGAAAGACTGATAGCCAAGCGAAGCCCCCAGCAGGGTAACAGTACCCGTGCCGGGTGAGGATGCAGTCTCTAGTACTCTATCTTTTAGCTGGAGGGCCATTTAAGCTCCTTAGCCAGCAGCAGATAATGTGTAGGTAACGTTGATTGTGTCGCCAGAAGTTACAGTCTTAGAACCAGCCGTAAATGCACCGATACTAAACAAAGTGCCTGTAGTGTTATCAATCGCTGTAGATCCACCTACGTTAATGAATGCGCCGTATACAGTACCAGAGCTAGTCATGCTAAACACCACCGCAGCGCTGGTTGACAGAACGGAGGGATTCGCTGACGTTGCTGCTGAGAAAGATGGAGTCTTGCGTGTACCAGAATAAGTAGGGGCATTAGCGCCACCAACTTCGTACCAACCAGCATGGCTAGATTGCGTATCTGTATAAGCAGGAGTAAATGTGCCAGAACCGTTAGCACCACCTAGACCCATAACAATAGCGCCGCCGCCGGTGTTAGCAAAATAAGAGTCCATTAGGTTCTTACGACCTACGTTAGTTGTTAGGTTTTTAAAGGTATCAGACCACTTCTCAACGCCATTAGCGTCATAGCAAGTAGCAACGTATACACCTTCAATACCAACAGTCTCAACTGAACCACCGCCATAAGAAGCACTAGCTCCGAAGCTGTCGCCTAATTTTGTAATTTCAGAACTCATAAATACTCCTTAATTGGAAAAACGAATAACCGCGTTGGCTGCATTATCCGTAGGAAATGTTATTGTAAAACTAGTTGTCGGGGTTTTATCCGCACCAAAATCTAGAACTGCCACTGCCGCATTAGTCGTACTATTATAGATTAAAGCCCCTCTACAAGTAAAGGAAGCCGGGTCCCAAGTGACGTTTGCAAAAGATAAATAGGCAGTATATTCGCTAGTTTCCGGGGGAACAACAGTTAAAGTCTTCCCCCCTGCCGTATACCCCGTACCCACCACTTCTCCAGTAGTTGTATACGCTAGAGTAGCATAAGATAAGTCAGCATTGGCAGTATATAGGGCTATTTTGTAGGTATAAGGTGTTCCAACTGCAAAGTTCTCTAACCCACTTAAACAGTTCTTTTTGAAGACGGTGCACTGCCCTTGTACTATGCTCATGGTTTAACTTGCCCAATTCTGTATTGACCATCCCTGTAAGCATCACCACGCTCCAGACCAGAACCAAGGCGGTTCAATTGGGCTAGTGCTTCGTTGTACTTATCTTCATAGTACTTAATCAAATCTTGCTCGCCCTTCATAAAGAGCATAGCTTCACGCATAGCGCCATAGAACAACACAGGATCATAATTGTCGCCAAGCCAGCTAGTACCGTCAGCATTATTGATTAAACGTACAGTGACCGAGAATCCAGTACCTGTACCGCCAATATAGGAAGAGGCGGCTGTCAAACTATCATTAACTGCATAAAACTGCCCACCGTTGTTAATAGTCACAGTAGTAACAGTATTGCCAGCAACAGTAATGGTAGCCGTAGCCCAGAACCTTGACCACCTGTTAGTGGGACATTAGGGTACACGCCGTTGGTATAAGACGAACCACCAGTAGGGGTGTTGTAACTTGCAATAGCGCCTTGAACAATAGATACTGGGTAGTAAAAATAGTGTAGCTCTACGTTGTAGCTAGTATCTGGGGTTGGTCCCATAATGAAAGACAGCTCGTTCGCATTGCTGTACTGAGAACCAAACAGTGCATAATATCTCGGTAAACCATTATTTGCAGGTGCTGGGTTTGGGTATGCCTCACGAATAAAGTTTACGTCTTTATTAAGCAAATAAGTATAAGAACCATCCGTACCAATAACCGCCATTGAATATGTAGATAAATAGTCATTTGGGCAAGATAAGTACTTATTGCTAGCTGTAACAGTGCCTGTCACGTTTTTACGTAACGATGGAATTTGAACCGAATTATATATACGGTCTTCTGCTTCTTGAACAAACCGAGAAATGTTAGAAACAAATAATGATTCTGTATTCTCAGAATAGTCCTGTATTGCTTGGTACAGTTGTACGTAATTCATTCGGGTTTACCCTATTAGGCCATTGGCCCACGAGATGTATAGCCTTTAGTTGCAGCGCCGTGACCACGTTGTTTCATGCCATCAGTCTTTGGACCACGAGTAATATTACCAATACTTACTCTACGAGCTGGCATACCGCCAGGAGTAGACTCGTTAGCAGCCATAGAGTTTGGATCTGTGGCATAGCACACACCTAAATCAATGTTTTCATTG